ACGTCCGACGATGTCTTTGTCGTCGACCATGGTTACCTATTTGGTTTGCTGGGGTCATTCACCGTGTACCAGCAAGACGTCAAACACGTGTTCGACGACAGGGCCGTCGTTTTGTACACGCCACTCGCGCATTATACCGGCTTCAGTGCCTGGGTTGCACGTTGCGCGAGGGCCTTGGGCCTTGTTCGAGGGGCTACTTTGAAGCGCATTATACCGAACGTCTGTGAAGGATTCGTTTGTTTGCGCGCAATGACCTCGGAAGGCACAGTGGTGTCCATTGGGCGCGTTAATAGCCCCTACGCTCTCACACTCCCCGAGACTGATTTTGAAGCTGCCCGCTGCCATTATCTGTCTTGTGCGAGTTCCTACGGCCAAGCTCACGCCACGGTCGCATTGGAACTGGAGAAGCGCATTGTGCAATTGCGTGGAAAGGCAGGGTTGCTGGCTGAGTTCTTTAAAGCCAATCCTGGACCACTGCCAATTTTGTCCATTGGAACTGCCGTGGTAGGCGAAAGGAGGTATACATTCAACCTTGATGGCGCGTCCGAGGCGCCCTTGGCTGTCCCCTTTATGCAACCATTTGTAGTGGGAGGAGCTTATGTCCCACTTGGCGGTTTACCAGCCCAGATCCAAGCAGCAGAGGGTCGCGTCATGAAGTTCACCGGCAACAGGGTGGATGAGATGCCTATTAAGTACCTATCCCTCGCGCTCGAGTTTTGCAAGCACGTGTTTCCGGACGCGGGTGTGCTCGAGCCCTGCACTATCGAAGAGGTTCAAAGGCGCCAACCTGCGCCTAGTCAGCAGAAACGTAATGCGACTGCCCTTAGTGGCCAACCTGACCCGTTTAAGCTCCAAGTCTTCAACAAGCGTGAGACCTACGGGAAGCCAACCGATACGAGGATCATCAGTCCTGCACCCCCCATCATTATGCTCGAGTGGAGCCAGTACATGTATCCGCTTGCTGAGCACTTTGCGCAGTTCACTGACTGCGGCCTTCCTGGCATGAGTGGTGGCAGAAGTTGTCCCTGGTATGCATTCGGCATGAAACCTGCGCAGATCAACGAGGCCGTGGCGGCTGTCGCTGTCAGCGCTAAAGTAGGCATCTTAGATACCGACGCGAACCGCTTTGATGGTAATGTCAAGCGGGCCTTACGCGAGTTCGATCAGATGCTGCTCGCCCGTGCATACGCCAAACGTCACCATGCGGCGCTGTTCAAAGTGCGCCGTAAGACTTTCGGATACATTGCCCAAACCCCTGGCGGATTTGAATATTGGACAGACAACACCCAGTTGTCGGGTTTTCCAGACACTGCGGCCTTGAACTCGGCCCGCAGTGCATTCTTTTCATACGCTACGTTACGCTTGCAAGGGTACACTCCCAGTGAAGCGTGGGTTGGGCTCGGTCTTTATGGTGGGGATGATGGTTTCACAGCAGACCTAGATGCTGAACTTTTCCAGCAGGTGGCCCGTGACTTCGGAATGAGCATGGAATGTGTTTTCGTTCCCCGAGGAGAAATGGGTGTGAACTTCTTAGGTAGGTACTACAGCCCCGAGGTGTTCACTGGCGACACTAACACCATGATCGATTTCGGTCGCATGATTGTGAAGTTGCACCTCACCGTTGACCCGCAAGCAGCGCATCCCGCTAGGGCTGCGTTTAAGCTCTTTGAGAAGCTGACCAGTCTCGCATGCACTGATATGAACACTCCCGTGGTCAGTGATTTGCTTGATGCAGCCGAG